CTGGCATATTCTTGCTCATGAAGTTGTTACTGTTCTCCCTGTAAAGTCTCCTTTTGGCTTTAATTTCTATACCAAGCTTGTATCTCTTGTAGATAACATGGGTATGACTCCTAGCAATGATAATCCTTTTGGTAATATCTGGCCTCTACTTCTGATGAATAATAAGAAAGATAGTAAGGATATGATGATGCTTATGATGCTGATGAATCAGCAGGGCGGCCAGTTCAATCCTATGATGATGTATATAATGATGGGTGAAAACAAGAGTGATTTTCTTCCCATGATGTTTATGATGAATGGTGGTTTTAACTTCGGAATGACGCCTACAAACTGCAAGTGTAATCACCCTGAAGAGCAGGGAGATTATTCCAAGATTATGAATGGAGAAGCATAATGCTTCTCCTTTCTTTTTAAAATTTGATTTTTCTCCTAAATTATGTTATTATATATATAATGAAATGAAAGGGGAAATGATTTATGGCATCAAAGAAAGCTAAAGGTTATCAAGTTGAATTTTCAATAGATGGTTTGTCTCTTCTTGAGCAGGAAAAAATCTACCAGCAGGTAGTTGCTATTCTTGATTATAATCAAAGAGAAAAACTTCATATCACCATCACTGACCCCATCGGCGGCAAGCACTATGTTTGGGAGGGTAGTGGTGAGACACCTGAGCATTTCTTTTGTGAAAAATGCCATGAATTTTCTTGTACTAGATGCAAAACTTATTCTCGTCTGCTTGAAGAAAGCGGAATTGAAGAATAAAGCATTAAAAACTTGAAAGTTTTTAAAATTTCTGATATAATATTTATATAAGGTGGAAGGAGAAAAGAAATGGCACGAACCGTGGTAACTCAAGAGATGATTGAACAGATAAATGAGCTTTATCTAAAAATCGGAACATATGCAGGCGTTAGTCGTGCCCTGGGTGGAACTCCCTCTGCTTCTACTGTAAAAAAATATGTTATTGAGGGTTATGTTTCAAAAGAGGAAACAATGAAAAACCGAAAATTGTTTACTCAAGAGAGACTTAATGAACTTGATAATATAGATGAAAATTTTTGGGATAAGTTCTGTATAGAGAACTGGGGAGACCTTTGTGTACTTTCTGAGGAAGAGGTAAGTGAAATCACTGAACTCTGGAATGAAATCACAATGTAAGGGGGTATTCGATGGAGTATAATAAAAAATACTTTGACTTTGACGAAGGTCTAAATCGAGAAAAGTATCTCCTGCGCCCAAATTTTGAATTGCTCCCCTTGGAAAGAACCACAGGTAGTTTTACTGTCTTACCCGCACGCTTGTTAGGTTTGAATTTCGCGGATTATTTGAGAATGTGCCGCGACATCCTTGGCGCAGAAATAATTGGAAAAGGGTCGAAGTACCCTGTGGTTTACTTCCCGAAAAATGCTACAACCCGACAATTCATTAAGCTTCTTAATGGTAGGGCTGGAGTTGCTCTTTTTGAGCGTGAACATCGTTCGGCAGATTTAAAAGAAAAAATTGATAAATTAAAAAGAGAGGAAAATAAAGAATGAATCCTGTAAATTACATTGAAGGTTGCTACACGATTTACATCGACGAAGAGAAGGGCACTGTAGTAGCAAAGTTGGATGACAGAGATTTTGTAAATCTTCTGTTTGGTGAAGTTGAGCATGTTCATGGCAAGAGCGGCGATGTTGTTGATATGAGCGAACTTGCTTGTGAAGTAATTACTAAGCTTCTAACTCAGAAAGAGATTCCGCTTATTGCAAAGGCTAAGTGTAATTTTGCGGCAGGTGAAATTTGGGATGAAGACTATGGTGTTGAACTTGCTGTGCGGCGACTGACCAATCAGGTTCTTCTTCTTGAGAGGAAGTTCTGGACTAAGATGGAAGAGAAGATGCATGAAATTTATGAGCGTGCGGCACATCATGTAGATGCTTATGAGCGTCGAATTGAGCATAATCGCCGCAGACTTAATGAACTCAAGCATTAAAAATTTGAAAAAAGTTTGAAACTTTGATATAATATTTACATAAAGAAAGGCACAAACAGCAATTTTAACTGTGAAACATTTGAATTTTTGGGTCAAATTAGTTTTGTGCCTTGGATTGTGGTTTATTGGTGAAGTGGTAATCATATCGGCTTGTCACGCCGAAGTCGGGAGTTCAATTCTCCCATAAACCGCCACCGGTTTCTCAGATTTGAGTTTCCTTTCTTTCTACTGAGGGATACTAAGAGCAGTGGTGTCCCTCAATCTTGCCGCGGTAGCCGAATTGGCATAGGCGCTAGTCTTAGGAACTAGTTTTTGTGGGTTCGAGTCCCACCCGCGGTACCAGGTTTGGCGAAGCCATTATTAAATTAATTAGCAATTTAGAACTAACAAAATTCGTCCTGACTTTGGGAGTTTAGCCTTTGTACCTTCTGTTTCAACGATGATAACAGAAATAGAAAAAAGGACCGACGATTTTTGGCAACATTTCGCCCTCGGTTAATAGGAGAAAAGTTGTAAGATTTGGCCAATCAAATAGGGTGGAAGTCCCTAACATGGCGGTGTCGAATAATGGTCAGTTCGTTGCCCTTTCAAGGCAGAGATCGGAGTTCAATTCTCCGCACCGCTACCACTCCTTTCCTTAATGCAGGCAATTGACGGTCCCAACCCCGTGAAATGCAGAGGGCGCCGAAGGACGATAATTCTAATCCCGGCATCATTAGATGGCCAGGTGTGAGCGAGATGCAGACACTGAAACGTGCATCAACCGTTAACACGGATTTACCCATTAAACTACCACTGGCAAGTGTGGCGCGACAAAAGGGTTATTGTGGCTTGATATGTGGCAAGAAGGAGCGGAAAACGGTATACCAAAGAAAGCGAAGTAAATGGGTCGTTTCGTTTGCAGTTTCCGAACGTTATCCGAAACTGTGGTTGCGGCGGTAATTGAACCGTCTAAACTCCGTACCAGAAATCGGACGGGTGCTTGTAAGTAATGGAGCACCATTTTCGTTAGGGTGTCGCCAAGCTGGTTAAGGCATATGACTTTGACTCATATATTCGTGTGTTCAAATCACACCACCCTAGCCAATGCCGAGTTTGTAGGTAACGCCGCGGCATTAACCCTAAACCTTCCGGTGGTTGAAGAACCTGCGGAATACCGTTATAGAAAATCTTCAATTGAAATTGATTGCTCATAGTTGTTCCCAGTCAACATGCCGTTGTCAATTTCTTTCATTGCCCTGTAGCTCAATTGGTAGAGCATCCGGCTGTTAACCGGAAGGTTGTGGGATCGTGCCCCACCGGGGCAGCCAATTAAGTTCTTAAATATGGAGGTATTTAGTTATGCCATACATTTATAAAATTGAGAATAAACTTAATGGAAAAATTTACATTGGAAAAACTTTAAAAACTGTTCAAGAACGCTGGAAAGAACATTGCCATGATTTTAAAAGAGAAAGATGCGAAAAACGTCCTCTTTATTCTGCAATGAATAAATATGGAATTGAGAATTTTTTCATTGAAGAAATAGAACAATGTGAAGAAAGTGTTCTTTCTGAAAGAGAAAAATATTGGATTGAATATTATAACTCTTTTAAATATGGTTATAATGCTACTACTGGTGGAGATGGTCGTAGTTATCTTGATTATGATTTAATTTTATCTTTATGGCAAGAAGGAAAAACTGCTAAAGAAATAGCAAAGATTTTAAATCATGATGAATATTCTGTAAGATTAGCCTTAGATATTAAAGGTATAACTTCAGAAAAAAGACAAGAAAGAAGTATAATTTTAAGAAGCAAATCTGTAGCAAAAGTAGATTTAAATACAGGTGAAATTCTTGAAGTTTTTCCGAGTCAAATGGAAGCTTATAGAAGTTTAGGTAAACAACAAAGTGGTCATATCAGTCAAGTTTGTAATGGTAAGCGTAAAACTGCTTATGGTTATAAATGGAAGTGGTTAAAGTAATTTACGGGTGTGGGCTAAAGGTGAGCCGCCAGTTTTGGGAACTGGACATCAAGTGAGTTCGATTCTCACCACTCGTACCAGGCCCACAAGGTAGAATGAGCACCTCTACGAAGTGGAAGGCCGTTGTTCTGTACGATTTTTTTGCTCTATACCAAGCCTGGGCGGCTCTTAGCCGCCGGTTGTAAGAATACAGGCACATGCCGCCATAGTTTAAAGGTAAAACGGTAGATTTGTAATCTTCTGTTCACAGTTCGATTCTGTGTGGCGGCTCCATTCATTGTCCCTTAGCTCAGTTGGTGAGAGCATCGGTCTTGTCGAATAAGGGTATGTACGGTTCAACTCCGTAGTTCGACTCCAATAAACCGGTGGTCCTGGGTTCGAGTCCCAGAGGGACGACCATTCCTCCGAGAGCAAATGTGGGAGGTTAAATGGATGCGCAGTTGGCTGACTTAAAGCTGATTATAATCTTAACTTAGATATGAGTTAAGATTTTTTTATTTAAAATTTGATTTTCTTTAGGAAATTTGTTATAATATAATTAATCAATGAGGGAGCTGGCTCTCCTTTAGATAATTTATTTAAGGAGAGCAACCTCCTTCACATATGATTAGATTTTATAAAAAGATTTCACCAATTTTGTGTTTGATTTTAATTTATATTTTAATAATGACTTTTATGATTTCAAGATGTAGTTATGAATCATTAGAAATAGATTATAATCGCTTAAGTAAACAAAAACAAGAAGTTTTAATAAAAGAAATTGAAGTTGAAAAAGAAATAATTCGTGAAATTCCCACTTATGTTGCGGCGGATGCCATGTCTGAATATGATTTTTTATTACTTTGTGAGTTAATTTATTTAGAAGCTGGTTCAGAAAATACGAGTGATTTAGATAGAGTCCTTGTTGGCAACGTAGCATTAAATAGATTAGCATCAAATTATCGGTCGGCCGCCACACTTGAAGAAGTTATTTATTCTCCAGGCCAATATAGTACTGCTTCTGAAATTACGCATGAAAAAACCACAATGATTCCACTTTCAACGGCGTTGGCCGCCTATCGTTTAGCCATAGGTAATCGCTATTGTCCCAATAATGTAATTTATCAATCACAAACACGGCAAGGTGATGGTGTGTGGTTAAAAGAAGGAGAGCATTATTACTGTTATGAAAATGATATTAAAGTTAATCAATTTTTAACTTTAAAAGAGGTAGAAGATGGTTCTTAAATTTGATAATGGTTATAATGAACGAGAAATCGGTCGGCCGCAGTCTGAACAAGAAGTTTTTCAAATAATGAAAGCTTTTATGGATGAACGAAATTATAAATCTTATTATATTCGTTCTTGGACGCACGAAAATGTTACAACTTTTGATGTAGGTTCTCATACTCAATTTTTTAAACTTTACTTAGAGGAAAATTAAATGGATAATAAAGACCTTCAAAATGCTCTTTTTGTAGAACTTGAATCTAATATTGCAGATGAATCTATTGCAAGAAAGGGTTATTATAATCTTTTAATGAAATTTCAATGTATTCTTTCTGAAACAGAAAAAGAGCAAATTAATGAAATTATTGCAGAAGAGCTAAAACATACAAAACTTCTTACTGCAATGATTGAAAGTAGAAATCATATTGTGGCAGAAGACTAAGAAAATTTGATTTTTTTTGAAATTCTTGATATAATATATATGTAAGGTTGAGGGAGACAACAAATTGAGTGCGGTTGTCAAGAAATGCTAAAGGTTATGCACTCAGCGCCGGATGCTAGCGAGTGTGCTGAAAAAGAGTTTAAAACCAACAACTTTATCAAGCTGGTCAGGTGGCGTTGCGGAAAGCTTGTAAAACACGGGGCTGCCACTTTAATGCCGCAGTGGTGGAATAGGCAGACACAAGGGACTTAAAATCCCTCGCCTTGTGCGTACCGGTTCAAGTCCGGTCTGCGGCACCAATGGTTTGTAAGTGAAAAAACCTTTATTAAAAAACTTACAAGGTTAAGGTTCCTATAAAAATCTAGAGTTGAATCAGAAGTTTTACTGGGTTCGAGTCCCAGCTCGCCGTGATTGGCGAGGTTGGTTACTAAAACGAAGAAGCTTGTCTTACGAAGAAAATTAATACGGCAATATTAATTTTTAAATGGAGGACTAAACTCGATTGGGTGGGTTGCCGCTCGCCCATTTTCTATTGATAAAAAGACGCATACAGCAATTTTTCTTAAAGAAATGCTTAGGGAGCCGTGTGTCGTAGGTTCAAATCCTGCCCCACTCATCATTGAGTGGGTAGCTCAGTTGGTAGAGCAACGAATTAAAGCGTCTTGTATCTTTGCGGAGTGTTAGCAATGGTAGCTAGCCGGCCTCATAAGCCGGAGGTTGTGGGTTCGAGTCCCACCTCCGCAACCAATTCATGACTTAAATTCCTTTCAAAGGTGCTTACCCTTTCGACCTTAACTCGAAAGGAATTTTTGTATTATTTATAATTCTATTTTTACTTATAAAAAGAATTATAATTATAATAATTTTATAATAATTTTTAAACTACTATAAAAATATTATAATTAATTTAATTATAAGGAGAATAATTATGTCTGGTATTTTAAAAATAAAAATGTTTCAAGTTGATAACGAAGAAAAAGCTGTTGTTGATGGATTAAATAAATATTTTGAAATTGAAGATTTAGATTATGAAATTAATATAAATGATCCGGATTCTTCACCTAATTCGCCTAATTTAACAATAGAAAGGCTCATTACTATTAATAAAGTATCTTTTGTTCATGTACCTTTAGAGATATTTGCTTTCTATAATCTTTATAATAAAGATTTAACTTTTGAAGATGAAAATTTTATTAAATTTTCAATTGAAATTTATTTTGATGATGTTGAAATATATAAAGTACCTTTTATCAAGAAAATAAGTTATGCATTAATTAAACCTCGTGTACATGATATAGATAGTAGTTATTTGAAAACAGAAAGAGTTATTATACATTATTAAATGGAGGGAATATAATGGCTAAAGGTTTGAAAATAGTTCCTTCAGATTTTAATAGCGTTTTTTCTCGTTTAGAAGCTCTTAGAGCTAAACATTATGAGGGAGCAGGACAATCTAATGAAGGAAAAAATGCTTTAGCTACTGCTTTTGAGACCACAGTAGTAGAAACAGAAGAAAAGGCAGAAGAAAAATATTCTTTAATGAAACAATATCTAAATACTCTAAGAAATTCTGTTTTTTTAACTTCTTTAACAACTGACACTATAAATACTATTACCACTCCACAAGCTGGAGATTTAATTTCTTTTTCTAATCTAGAAATTGCATCGGATGTTATTACAGATGTAGAATCTCTACCTTTTACTAATACTGGTAATTTTTCTGGATTTAATCCGAATGGTAATTTTTTTACTTGTTTTGGTTTTACTCCTCCTCGATCTTCAGATTTTACTTGTTTTAGTTTTTCTGCACCTAGAACTTCAAATTTTTCTCCATTTTGTACAAAATGTTTTAATCCTTTTTGTGAATGTTTTGCCAGTTTTAGTGGTAGTGCTTTAAGAAATTAGTAGGAGAATTTAATATAAAATAATGAAAAATAGAAAATTAGAGATAATAGGTTCGGCAGGATGCAATTTAAAATGTACTTATTGTTATTTGCATAAAAATCCATTTTATTTTGAAGAAGATAAATTAATAGTAAAAGCAATGAAGGATGGGACTTTTTTAAAAAATATAAAAACAGTTTTAAAATATTTAAATATTCATCCAGATGAATTTGATACTTTTACAATTTGGGGTGGAGAGACAGCGGCGCATTTATCTGAATGTAAAGAATTTTTTGCTTCAATTTTTCAAACTTTTTCAAAAATTAAGAAAGTTTCTTATTCTACAAATTTTACTGTTAATATTCAAAATCATTTAGATTTTATAGAAGTAATGGAAAAATATTGTGAACAAAATGATATAATTTTTGAATTACAAATTTCGATAGATGGCCCCACCCCTATTAATAAAATTACTCGTGGATATAATTTTGAAGAATGTCATAAAAAAACAGACGATTTTATAAAAAAATTAAATCAAATTAAATTAAAAAAAGTTCATATTGGTATATCTTATAAAGCAACTTTACCCTGGGCAATTTATAAACAAATTTGTTCTTCTATCGAGAGTATTGAAAATTATATTAGTTTTTGGAAGAATGAATCAGATTATTTTAATGATTTAATTATAAATAGAAATGTTAATTTTTCTGTTGGCTCTTGTTATGGTCCTTCTTTAGAAGCTCCTTATAAATATACTGTTCAAGATGGTATTGATATGGCAAATTTTTCTAATATGATTTTTTGTCATAATCTTGATGAAAAATATAATACATTAACAAATATGCCTTTATTATCGTGTGGACTTGTAGTTCCAGAAGATATTAATGTTTATAATTTTAGTTCGGGTTGCGGAGAAATGGCAACTACTTTCACTTTTAGTTGGGATGGCAGATTAAATCCATGTTCTAATGGTTTTATGGATTTTGATGATAATAATGTAGAATGGTTAAAAAATAATGACCCAAAAGAATATAAAAGAGTTTTAAAAAGTCGTCCTTTGTCTATTTTAGCTACAAAAGATAGAACACCAAATTTAGAAGCTATAGCTGAAAAACACCAGAAAGCTTTAGATTTTTGGCCAACTCAAAGTTTATTTGTAAAAACTGTTTTAAATGCGCAATTATATGAAATGGCTTGTGCAGGTCAAGTTTCTTCTATTTATAGAGATGATTCTTATTTAAGATATAGACATGCTACTTTAGTTTTTAGAAAAGTTGCTTGTTCTTTTAATGCAAGAAGAGAAACAGGTAGTTTACTTGTTCCTTTATCTAATTTTTTTAAATTATCTTGTAATGGACTTACAGAATTATATGAATTAAGGAGATATGGTAAGTGAGAACTGAACAAGAAGAAAGAAATAAAATTGTAGAAAGTTTTTTAGATAGATATTTTTATCGTTCTTTTAGAGGGGAAGAAGAAAACAATGAAAAAATGATAGAATTATATATAAGAAGTACCTGTCCCTCTAATTGTTCTTATTGTTATCTTGCAAAATATGGAAAAGAATTATATCCATTGGAATTTCAAAAAGAAGAAATTATTTTGAAAAATATTGAAATTTTTTTGGAATGGTATATAGAAAATAAATTTAAATGTAATATAAGTTTATTTTCTGGTGAAATAATTTGTTCTGGTTTATGGTTTAAAATACTTGATATAATGTTGGAAAAATGGAAAGAAACTGAATATCATCCAGCAGGAATTTTATTCCCAGAAAATGGTGATTTTATAGAAAAAAAACCTGAGCTTATGCCAAAAATAGATGAATATATACAAAAATTTGCTGATATAGGTATAGAATATACTTTTAGTTTATCAATTGATGGGAAATATATGGATGAAAACAGATCACATCCAGATAGACCTCACGATTTTTATGAAAATGCAATAAACTTTGCTTCTCATCATTATTTTGCTTTTCATCCTATGGTATCTGCTTATAATATTGAAAAATGGAAAGATAATTATGATTGGTGGAATGGCCCAGAAGTTCCTTCTCATGTCGGTGATCGTATGATGACTCTTGAAGTTAGAAATGATGATTGGACAGAAGAAAAAATTAATCATTATATAGATTTTTTAAATCATGTTATAGATACTGAGTTTGAAAAAAAATCTTTCGGTGATAAGAAATTATTTGCAAAAAGAGTAGTTATGAAAGAAAATTATCCAACTAAAGGATATGATATTTTAGCTCTTCCTAATTTTTTTAATGAAGCTAATTTAGATAATCGTGGGATAGGATGTGATATAAAAAGAACTTTATGTATTAGAGTAGGTGATTTATCTATTGTGCCTTGCCATCGCTTATCTTATGAGCAATTTATTACTGGGAAATTTATAGTAGAAAATAATAAAATTGTTGGTATAGAAGGAGATAATTGGGAAATTCTTAGTGCTATCCAGGCTTGGAATAGAAATACAGGGCATATGTGTTCTCATTGTGAAATAAATCAATGGTGTATAGGACCTTGTTTTGGTTCTAATTTTGAAAGCACCAATGAAATTTTTATAACTCCTACTTCAGTCTGTAATTTATTTAAAGTAAAAATAATGTTTTTAATTATGAAATATTATGATATGGGTTTGTTCCCTTTTTTCAAAGAATTGTTAAGTGAAAAACATTATAATGAATTATTAAAATTTAAAAATAAAATGGAGGCTAGATTTGAACAAAATGGAACAATATTATCCAATAGAATCGCTATTGCAAAACGAAATAAAGTCTCTATCTGATTATTTAAATTATGAAACAGATTTAGAAGAATTATTAGCTATTTTATATTCTTTTTTAGAAGAAGCTACGAAAGAAAATAATCAAGAAAAAATAAAAATAGCAATTGATAAATTAATAAATTTTTCTAAACTTTGTTCTAAACGTTATTTAGAAAAAAGAAATATAGAAGCTGAACATATGCCTTTTAGTTATTACGCAAATAAACCAAAATCTTTACCTTCAGCAATACTTTTTATTGATTAAAATGGGAAAATTAATTTTTAGTAATGAAAATAATGAATCAAAAATTGTAAACTTTGATGATAATTATCGTTTTGTTTGGGATTTTACAGGAAATAATGATTTAGATTTTATAAACTCTAAATATGAAACTAAAGAATTTGAAAATTTATATAATGAGCTAAGAACTATAGATTTATTTAAATATCCTAATTTTAATTTTGAGATTAATGGTAAAAAATTTCCTTATACAGCAAAAGTTAAAGAAATTTTATATCGTATAGTTGGATATAATGGCGGCGGAGTAGACTTTGAGATTAGAGAATTATTAACTTTTAAATTTTTACCACAAAATAATTATGATATTGGTGATGACGATATAGTTTATTGTAATAAAGATTGCCAATATTATAAAACTCGTTTTTGTACTAAATACAATTCTTATTTAAGGGAATTAAATAAAAAAAGCACTGTTTGTAAAATGTGTTTTTTAGAAATCGCCACCCCGATTTATAGGACTCTTAGAAATATGCATTATAATCAAGTTTTTCCAAAATAAAATTATTTTATATAGTTTTTAAATTTGATTTTTTTTAAAAAAAATGTTATTATATATAAAGAAAATAAAAATTAGAGGTATTTTTTAAAATGTTATTACCACTTTGGAATATTGGCGGCGGAGTTAAACATAGAGATAAACTTATTCCTTATTTTAGAGATAACAAAGTTTTTTATGATACTAACCATAAGCTTTTTAATTATGTTTATGATTCTATTTTTGGATTAAAATGGAATGGTGGAAGAGTTTGTTTACCTTCAGATTTCATGGCTATTCCTAACCTTATTGAACTTGTTGGCGAATATAATCGTTTAGGAGTAGGTTTTAATTGGAGCTTCACTAATACTCTTATTACAGAAGAAGATTTAAAAGATGATTATTGTAATCTTTTACTTGAAGCTACTCATGATAGTTTAAATGGTGTTATTGTTGTATCTGAAATTTTAGCAAATTATATTAGAGAAAATTATCCTAAATTTAGAATTATATACTCTGTTTGTAATGGGTTAAAAACCATTGAACAATATACCAATGCTGTTGAAAAATATGATATTGTGGTATTACATCCCGATTTTAATCATGATTATAAATTTCTTGATAAATTACCAAAAAAAGAAAAAATTGAAGTAATGGTTAATGATATTTGTTCTTTTGGATGCCCATATCGCGCACAACATTATAATCAATTAAGTCTTTGCGCAAAGGTACAATCTACTAATCCAATAATTCATGATATGATTGATTTAGATTATGGGAAATATAATTGTATGGCTGTAGCGAATGGGTATACAAAAGATCAACGAAATCGTTTAACTTTTGCTGATATTGAGCATATGCTTGATATGGGTTTTGAGCATTTTAAATTAATTGGCCGCGAACATGAATGGGATTATTATAAAGAAACTGATTTAAGACCTAATCTTGAACAGTTTTGGCTTAGGAAAGTTTTAAAAGAAGTTAATCAACATTTACATATTTAATTTATTAAAAGGTATAATAATGAATGAAATTTTATCTATAGATTTAGATTTTATTTTAGAACCATGTATAAATTTATATAATGATTTAATTAATAATAAAATACCAAAACAAAAAGTATGGAATGATATTGAAAAGAAAAGAAGTATTTCTCGGCATATTCAATATGACTTAAATCGTCTTAATTTTATTAAAGAATTATTCAATTTTAACTGTCCATATTATTTTGGGAATGATCATTCTTCTATTATTAATGCCATAGCAAAAAATAATGATTTAATTTTTCCTCTTAATATTTATAACATTGATCATCATCATGATATTCATTATAATAAAGAACAAGAAGATGATTGTTTTTTATTAAATATTGCCGAATGTGGTAATTGGGTAGGTTATTTAAATGCACATGATATAATTAATAAATATTACTGGATTAGAAATGAAAATTCTTCTGACTTTATGGGTGATAGATTAACAGCTCCAGTTATAGAAGAATTATATTTTAATAATTATACTATTGAGTCATTATTAAATAAAAAATTTTCAATGGTATATATTACTTCTTCTTGGCAATTTTTTGCTCCACAATTAGAAAAAATGTTAATAGAAATTTTTAATGAATTATTACAAAAACAACCAAATACATATTTATTTGGCAATGAAGTATCTCATCCAGGAATTATTTGTTTTAATTATTTTAAAGATGAAATGAAAATATTTAAAAAAGAAGAAAATAAAATATAAAATTTTTATAAAAAGAGGAATAAAATGAGTAATACAATTAAAAAAACAATCTTTTTTTTCATAAGTCTTCTAATTATTTGGTTATTTCCAATACTATTTGCAGAATTATTGCCACTTCCTATCGAAGGAACTCAAATGTTAGCAATTTTTATTGCAGCAATTCTTCTTTGGTTAACAGTTGGAATTGATTGGACGAGCATCTTTATTCTTCTTATTATTCCAACAGCAATACCTTCTATTGGAATAGCTGAAGTAATGTCTGCTTCACTTGGTAATAATACAATCGCATTTTTAATTTTTAGTTGTATTCTTACCTACGCACTTTCATCTTCTGGATTTTTACGCAGGGCCGCGCTATGGTTTGTAAATAGCAAAATTGGTCAGAAATCACATTGGCATTTTGCTTTTATGTATTTCCTTTCTATTTTAATTATTGGTAGTTTTATCGCTCCAACAGTACTTTTTGTACTTTATTTTGCTCTTGCTAAAGAAATTTATGAAGTTTGTTCTCTTAAAGAAGATTCTTCTTTTGCAAAAATGCTAATGATTGGAACGGCAATTTTTACTTCAATTTCTTGTGCTATGACACCTATTGCGCATACATTCCCACTTATGGCGATTGGTTTCTATGAAACAGCAACAGGTGAGATTATTAGTTGGGGTAAATATATGCTAATTGGAATTCCAGTAGGAATTTTGCTTTCAGCCTTTGTATTTGGAATTCTTTATCTTGGCTTTAAGAAAAAAATTGCTGTTGAAGGTTTTAATGCTTTTAAACTTGCACCGATGGGTAAAGTCTCTCTCATAGAAAAAGAATCCATAATTGTTTTTGGTTTAGTTGTAGTTCTTTGGTTAATAATGGGAATTGCTCCTAATTTAATTCCTGGATTAAAAGAAGCAACAACAACTGCCCCTCCTATGCTTGGTATTATAATTCTTTGTGCTTTAGGTGCTTTGAATTTTAAAGAAGCAATTACTAAAGGAGTCCCTTGGCAATCAATTATTCTTTGCGCCGCTACTCTTGTTATTGGTAAATATTTAACTTCTGCAGATTTTGGAATTACTAATTATTTTGCCAATTTAGTAGCACCTTTAACAATCAATGCAAGTGCTTTTAGTCTAATTTTAATAATTGTTGCTTTTGCTATTATTATGACTAATTTAATGAGTAATATTGTTACTACTACAGTTGCATATAATATTCTAACTCCAATTATTATTACTACAGGATTAATCAATCCTCAACTTTCAACTATATTGATTGGTATGGCAGCAAGTCTTGCTTTTGCTACACCTCCTGCGATTGCACATATAGCATTGGCCGCAGGTTCAGGATATGCAGATTCTAAAGATATGCTAAAATATGGTGGTTTAACATCAATTGCCGCGATTGTAGTTGTTACTTTACTTGGCTTTGCTTTTAAAGGAGTATTTTAATGGATATGTTTAATGAGCTTGAATTAATGGTTGAAAAAAGAGATTTTATTCAAAAAACTGATGAACAAATTCTTCATTTAATTGAGCAAAGAGTTGAAGCTGCAAAAGTAATTGGTGATATTAAAAAGAAAAATGGCAAACCAATTTATGCTCCAGATGTGGAAAAAGCAAAAATTGAAAAGCTCTCTTCTTTAAGTAAATATCCAGGCTTAGTTGAGGCGATTTGGCCAGTAATTATGTGTTATACAAGAACAATTGAATAATTATATTTTAAAAATTTGAATTTTCTTTAAAATTCTATTATAATATATATATAAGGTTGAGAGAGAAAACTTAAATCCCTTTCTCTCTCGTGCCTAAAGCGTAATCACACCGATTGCTCTTATCTGGTGAAAGAGGTTTCGGCAACTTTCTTCCCCTATCTACGCAATCGCCTGTTCCAAGTCAGGATAAAGTGAGAGGACGCTTTGGAGAGATAAGAGTAAAATCGCGATTGCTTTTATCCATTCACCTACCAGATGGGACCTGGTCCAACACGCGTGGATGCACCAACGGCTCGTTGGGAGTCATGACCCGACAAACAAATCCCATAAAGATGAAGCTGAGCTGGGAGTAGAGAAGAGCGTGAACCAAAGCAACAAAGCTGATTTGTAAGTGGGCGAGATAACCCAACAAAGAATTATCTCCGTTGTCGACGACGAAGGTCTTGCAAATTAAGAAAAAGGTCTGAAGTTACCACCTGGCAAGAAAAACTTCTCCTGCGCTACTGGTGTAATGGTAACACTCCGCCCTTCCAAGGCGGCATTACGGGTTCAAGTCCCGTGTGGCGCTCCAGTTGGACGGTTGGCTGAGCGGTCGAAAGCGGCGCCCTGCTAAGGCGTTGCCCATGAATTTGGGCCGAAGGTTCGAATCCTTCACCGTCCGCCATTGAGTGGATAGGAACACTCAAAGAAAAAATTTTTTTCAAAGAGAGGAATTTGAAATGAAGTTTTATAGTGAAGAAACTAAAAAGTTTTATGACAGTTATGAAGCCTGTGTAAACGCTGAGAATGAGCTTGCTGACAAGAAAGCAGCTGAAATAAAGCGCAAGGCTGAACTTGAAAAGAACCGAGCCAGTGCCGCCAAGGAAGTCGAAGCAGCTTTTAAGAAGGCCGCAGATGCCGTAAAAGAGCGCGATAAGCTTCTCGAGGATTTCGTGCGTAAGTATGGTGCTTTTCATATGAGCCTTGATAAGGCTGATACCAATTTGTTTGATGTTTCAGACCTATTTAAATCCCTTTTCTAACACAAAATGTCCGCAATAGCGGACACGTGGGGAGTTATACCGTAGATGGAAGCGGGGCAGACTGTAAATCTGCTGTCATTTGACTCGGGTGGTTCGACTCCATCACTCCCCACCATGGCGCCCTCTTGAGCGTGTATGCTGAAGTATTTGGCCAATACAGAGGAAGATAGAGGAACTTTGGGTTTTTGTGGTGCAAAAACTCCGTCATCGGTGATACGGGACTCACCCGCGGCCCGGCGAGAAAGGCGCTCCCTCCCAACTGGGGAGTCTAAGAATGCGTTGGGGAGACTCCACCCCTTAGCTCAGTCGGTAGAGCACTTGACTTTTGTGTAATTAGTGTAATGAAACACGCATAACAAAAAATATGGCAAATATGAATGGTTATATTGTTCTATACTCACCCAATCATCCGAATGGATATGTATATGAACATATATTAGTGGCTGAAAAAATATTAGGAAGACCTTTAAAAAAAGAAGAAGTGGTTCATCATAAAGATGGAAAAAGAAATAATAATGACCCTTCAAATTTATTAGTTTTTAAAACTAAAGCTGACCACACCTCTTTTCATAAAGGCAAGGATTATTTATTAGATTCAGAAGGAATTGCTTATATTCCTAATAAATATAATTATTGTTTAGATTGTGGAGTATTAATATCAAAAAATGCTACAAGATGTAAACAATGTCAAGATATTTTTTCACGAAAAACAACAAGACCAAATAGAGAAACTCTAAAATATCTTATACGCCAAAAAAGTTTTACTGAAATTGGGAAGATTTTTTCAGTAAGCGATAATACAATAAGAAAATGGTGTAAAAATTATAATTTGCCTTATAAAAAATCTGAAATAAAAATTATTTCAGATGAAAAATGGAATGAGATTTAAGTTCAAGTCTTAAATTACACACCAAATCAAGGTGTCCCGAGTTCGAATCTCGGAGGGGTGACCAAAGGGTTCCGGTTTCCTTACAATGCCGGCGGCGAAAAGTCGTAAACCAATTTAAAACTCTGGAGGAATCTTTATGAGAGACCGTGCTTGGAACCGCAAAATGTCTGTTAGGAAGGCTAGGCGGAAGAAACGAATTACTGAAGAAGTTTATTGGCATGGAAAAGAGTTTCCTTATTATGACAATTTGCATCAGTATTCTAAGAATAAAATTCATTGCTCTTGTCCGATATGCCGTGGAGAACCTTTTAGGGCAAGAAAAGAAGAATTGGATATTCGGGATTTGCTGAAAAACGAATTTGAGTTTTAACTTTTAACCTTTTAAAGACGCGAACAGCAACTTTTCTATAATAGAGAACTGTCTTATTTAATGCAAATAAATTGTTTATCTTTTTTCGCGTCTTGTTAATCTGGGGACGTGTCCGAGTGGTTTAAGGTGGCAGTCTTGAAAACTGCTGGGTGTAAAAGCTCCGTGGGTTCGAATCCTACCGTCCCCGCCAATGGTTAAACTATTGTGGCTAACAGATGTAGTCCCTTCAGGCACCACGTTACAAGCACCATTAGTTCAGCTGGATAGAATAACGGACTTCTAATCCGTAGGTCGTTGGTTCGAGTCCAACATGGTGTACCAAAGCGGATGCTTATCCGTTGGCCGCACCGAGGACGTGTGTGGTGGGAATGTTTGAGAATTGGACTTTAAACTTAGATAATAAAATAATTAACAGGAGAAGAGTCCATTGTAGGTGCGGCACTTTAAAAGGAGATAATTATGCCTAACGAAGAATTACTTGAATTTATTCATCGTCGTTTTCCAACTGAAGATAGATGGCTTAATGGTAATTGTTATTGGTTCGCGCAAATCCTCAATCATTGGTTTTCTTTGAAAGACCGATATGCTACTCGTTATTTGGTATATGATGTTGTTTATGGGCATTTTTATCTATACTGTCGTGGTTGGTATTATGATTGGAATGGCGCACATGAAACACTTCCTGAAGGAAGCTATGATGTTCGTTGGGATAAGTTTGAAGAATATGATGACTTACAGTATGATCGAATTAGAGAGGATTGTTTGCTGTGAAACAGAAAAATTTCTTTGAAATTTACCAAAGTATTCGCCGCGATTGGGGTAATGTAAATCCTGTAACAAAGGTAATCCCTAATAAAAAGAAGTATCGACGAAAAGATAAACATAAGAAAAATTATAAAGATGAAATTTGATTTTCTCTAAGAATTTTGATATAATATTTATATAAGATGAAAGGAGAAAGTAAATGGAACGACTTGATGATTTCATTGTTGGGCCTCAGTGTGAGGAATTTGATTGCCATGGCTATGAGGAAGAGCTGAATCGTTATCGTGAATTTCAGGCTTATAAGACTCGTAAAGAGTCTCAACGCCGTAGAATGATTTATGAGTATGCTGATTCTTATGAACATCCTTATTGGGATGAAGAATATGGGGTTTAAAGGACACAAATGGAGTTCAATTCTCCAGAACCCCGATTATTGAAACGGTGTGGTGCTCTAACTGATGTCTTGTATTATTTACATATCTAAAGACATTTTCAGCAATTTGTAAGTTGCTTTAAATAAATTGATGATTTAAAATTCTACCACACCAACAACCAAACCCCACATAAAACTTGTGGGGTTTTTAGTATAGTTTTATTTATTTTTATTACTTATAATTAGCTTCCACATTTGCTGCGGCAAAGTGTTTATATAGGAGGGAGTAATCCCTTCATTCTAAAAATTACTCTTAGGAGATTTTATATATGGCAGAAATTTTTACCGATAAATTAAATGTAGAAAATACCTACATGAGCGAAAACGTTGATAGCGGTCGCCCTGTAGAAAAAACTGTTAATGTAAAAAATTTATTGAACGTCCGTGAAGAGCCTTCTCTTGAAGCCAAAGTAGTACGTCAGGTTAAGAGAGGTAGCAAATTAACCGTTATAGACGATTTAGGTGAGTGGTCACAAATTGGTGATGAAGAATTTGTGATGTCACAATATTTGGTTTAAGGGAAGCGAAAGCTTCTCTTTTTTTGTTTGGAGAAATTATGAGACTTAATTTAAAAGAAAATTATATTTTTTATAATAGGTTAAGCGATAAAGGTAAAGCATATTCTATAATATGGAATAATCTTTATAAGAGCGCAATGAATGATTTTAATAATATTACTTATATGAATTTTAATCATTCTGACATAAAAAATCATGGACAAATCTTGATAAATATGGGGTTACAAGAACAAAGAAAAGAAAGAAATTTAATTAATACTATTTTTAATAATAGTTTAAATGAAGATATAGAATTAAAAGATTATCCCCATTTTATCAATACAATAAATGAATTAATTGGTTTAAAAGATAAATATAAAACCTTTATTACAAAACTTGATAAAGTAAATAAAACTAAAAAAAATCGTGCTCCTGTTGCTACATCTTTTTTTGATTCAAGATTAAATACTGCTATAACTGAGATTACACGTAATTTTATATTAAGCAATCAAAGTATAAATCTTATTTTGGAAGGAAACTATGTTGCCTGGTCTCAATTATTTTATAGTAAATTTGAAAAAATAATTGACAAAGCAGTAAATGACACTGCTAATCAAATTGGTATTTTGAATGAAAAAGATGGAGACGAAACAAAAATTTGGTTTGAATTTGCAAAATTATTAGAAAATCCTACTTTAAAAAATCAATTTATGGAAGATGTAAGAAAACGTTATAATTTTGATAATATAGTTCAGTCTATATGGAATTGGCAACGTAATAAAAAAAGTCATGACAATACTAAAGGTTTAAGTACTATTATAAAAAAGAAAGGAATGAATATGAATGAAAGCGCTGCAAGAAGTGCTTCCGGTTTTATATATGAATATTTAAGTGCTGTTTTAGGAGAAACTGATTATAGTAAAGGAGCAGTTTTAAAAAGTAATATAGCAAAAACAGATACTATTAAATTATATAGTGCAGAAATAAATTTAGATTTACAACCTTTAATCCAAAGTTTTAATGATAATATAGCAGGTTCTTCTTTAGAAGAAACTAGAAGCCAAATTTCTAATTTTTATAATAATACTTTATCTAAATTAGATAAAAGTTTTATAGTATATGAATCTGCAAAATCGTATAGCTTAACAGGACTTGATTCAAGAGGTTTTGGTAATACCGGCAGCTTTGATGAATTAATTAATATTGCAAGCCAAATTGGGAAAAGAGAACAAATAGATAATTTATTAAAAGCTTTTAGAAATACAATGAATGGTGCAATCGGTAATAATAGAAGAGAAGAAGTAAAAGAAAAAATAAGGTTTACACTTTCAGAGGCAATTGCTTATTTTCTTTTTGACGATTGGAAGCAAATAGGTGAATCTAATAATAATAGTATACACATATTTAGTCTTGATGGAGTTTTAGTACCTTTATCTTATTTATTAATTGCCGCGGGAAAAGCAATGCAAGAAACAGAAAAAAATTCTAATTCTTTTTTTAAATTGAG